CCCGGGGCTGAAGGACAAGTGCTGGTCCATGATCTGTGAACTGGACCGCAACGGCAACCTGACCGGCGTGTCACTGGACCGGCAGGAGGGCAAGCAGACGACGAGAGGCATTGTGGCCCTTGGCGCGCGTGACCATCTTCGTTACGCTGAGGGTGGTGCGGACATCGAGACGGGCGTGGACGGTACAGCCCTTGGGGGCCACATGTTCCGCGAACTTCTGGAGGAGGCCATCCCGGCTGTCCGCACCATTGAGTTCGGGGGAGTCATCTCGACCAAGCGCAAGTTGCTGTCCGATCTGCGGACAGCCTTTGACGAGGGCCGTATCAAGTTGCCAGCGAGTGGCTACTGGGCTGACGTCCAGAAGCAGTGCCTCAACTACAAGTTGGCCGACCGGAAACTGGAGCAGGACTTGGTTATGTGTCTTGCGATCATCGTCAAGATTGCCCGCGCATTGCCCATCCCGGGCGTGAAGTACGACGGGCATTTCGTCTACGGGGCACCAGAGCCAGAGAATGACCGGAGTGCGTTGGATCAACTCTTCGCCGGACACTCGATTGGGGACGGACCCGGACTGACGACTGTTGCACGGCTGAAGCCGCCGTCGTAGACTGGGAAGCACCGTGGACCTGAAGTACACCAACCTCACCTTGGAGACAGTAGTTGCACTTGGCTCTGGTGAGTCATCCGACCTGTCCCTCCAGCGTCAACTGTCGAACCGGATCGCGGGCATCAAGCCAGAACACGACGCATTCCGCGAGGAGTGCGTTCGCTATGACGCCCTCTACTACACCCAGACGTTCACGGACTTCGGTGCCGACATCTGGGCCGACGATCCCAATCTGAAGGTTGACGGGCGTGCCCATGTCTCGCTGAACAATCCGCACGTCTACGTCGAGGTCCCGGCCGCGCTTCAGGCTGCCGTACCAATCGAGAACATCGTTGCCATCGAGGACACTGACGACGCCAGAACCGACGCGAACGCGCTGGAGCGCATCCGCGAGACGTGGAAGGTCGAGGAGCAGTGGAACCTGAAGCGCCACAAGGCTGCCACCGTGAAGGGCCTTTACGGACGGACGGCATCGTTCATCTATCCGGACGAGGACGAGGGCCATGCGTGCGCTGAGGTCGTCCTCAATCCGCGCAACCTGTATCTCGGGTTCAAGTCTGACGAGTACGACGAACTGGAATGGGCCGCACAGGTTGTGCTGATGGACCCGCTCACGGTCACCGAGAAGTACAGCGTGAAGGTCGAGCCTCGCACCATGTCCGATGGCACGACGATGCCGTGGGTCGTTGACTCGCCAAGCGCAGAGGGCGCCGATATTCCCCGCTGGGAACTGAACTGGGGTCCGGCCCGCGTCGAGGTCTGGGACTACTGGTATCGCAAGCCGGGGACGCTCGGGAAGAAGGGCAAGCCCTCGAAGATGGAGACGTGGAACTGCATCGTCGTCGGCAACGAGGTCGTGCGAAATGAGCCGTACTCGTTCTACGAGGGCGAAATCCCGTATGTTCCGCTCTTCAACACCTTCATTCCCGGCACGCCGACTGGGCGCTCCGAACTCCACGACATGGAGCAGTTGATCCGCGAGAAGATGACCCGGATCACCGCTGGCGCGCAGATGATCCAGATGGCGACGGCCGGGAACTACTGGCAGATCACGGGCGAGAACGCCCCCGCGCGTGGCGCCTCCAATGTGAAGCCCACCCTGAACCAGACCGTCAGCGCTGGACCGGGTAACCGTATCGAGTCCATCGCCCCGTTCATCGCTGAGTTCCAGTTGGAGCAGTTCCTTGGCCGTATCGACCGCGAGATGGCGATCATCTCCGGCCTGAACGATCTGCTGCTCGGCCTCGCGCCGAGCGCGGTCCTCAACTCCAGCAAGGCCATCAACGCCCTCATTGCAAACTACGAGTCGCGCATTTCAATGCGGCGGCTGCTCTTCTACGAGTGGGACCGCAGGACGTGGGAACTCGTCCTGAAGGTCTGGGCGAACATGAAGGGCGACAACGCCAAGTTCGTCAAGAAGGTGATCAAGAGCGGGATGCCCCGTCTCGACATCGAGGACCCGTCGCTCTCCCCGCGCGACGAGATGGAGACTGCTAACCGGGCAGCCGCCCTCGTCAACGCGAAACTCTGGAGTCAGGCTCGCGGCATGGACGCCGTCGGCGTGGACGATCCGGAGCAGGAGCAGAACATCATCCGACGCGAGTCCACGGACGCCACCCTCTGGCCGGATCGCGTCAACCTCATGGTCCAGTTGATGACCGCCCTCAATGCGGCCAGTCAGCAGATGCCACAGGGTGCAGCGCAACAGGCTGGCGGGCAGATGTCCTCCGGCGCACAGGCACTTCAGGACGCGCTCGGGATGCAGACCCCGGGAGCATCCCCCAACGGTGCCGGTGAGTACGACCAGATGACCATGCCGCAGGCCGCCGGGGCTGAGAACAACCCGCTCAATCAGGGCGCGGCCGGTGCTTCGGCGCAGCCGTTCGCCAGCGGGCCGCAGCCGACGCAGGTGCAGTCCATGATCCAAGGTGGGCAGGTGAAGGGTCGCATCCTGAACAACACCAAGTTGGGACGTAGGTAGCCGTGCCGAGGACGTACCGCTCTCGTCGCGGGTCGTTCGGCCTCCAGCCCCGTGTTGCGCCAAACATCACGGGGCAGATCATCGCGCTCGCTCGCGAGTATGAGGCCAAGCGCGACCAGAACATCATGTCCGCGTGGCAGAGCGGTGGAACCTTCGAGGGCAAGAAGGTCACCGACGAGATGGTCCTGAAGTATTGGCAGGAGAAGCAGAAGGGCCTCGACAAGAGTGATCCCAATTACAATGCCAACGCCAACCAGATCATGCAGTTGCAGTACGGCATCGAGCAGTCCAAGCAGGACTTGCTGCATCTTCAGGGCAAGATCAGCGACACGCAGTACGCGCAGTTCTACATCAAGTGGGCCAACAAGGTTCCGCGCAACAGCGAGTTCTACCGCGTCCTCCAGAAGGATGCAGCGCAACTCATGGCGCAGGCGAGGGCGAAGGCGAAGGCCAACTCCGAGCAGGCCAAGACCGACGAGTTCAACTCGTTCGTTGACCGCACGACCCGGAAGGATATTGCAATTGGGAACTACCTGACAGCGGCCGTGAAAGACCTTGCTGGCAGGATGAACGTGTCCGTGATGGGCAACGGTGAGATGCTTCTCGCCACGCTGACGCAGGACGTCAAGGACCACCCGGAACTCTATCGTGGCCTCCTTGACTCGATCAAGAAGGCCGATCCGGAGTTCGACGGGAACATCACGACCGGGTACTTCACGACGTCCGTCACCAAGGCCGAGCAGGGCTACGGAAAGATTGCCGACCGTGCCCAGAAGGGCGGCTACGTCAGCGCCTACGCGAGTGCGGTTGGCGCGCAGGCTTCGATGGGCGCGTGGGCGCAGAACACCAAGGCATGGCCGGTTGCCCAGTCCTACTCTGCCGCCGATGAGGCGTTCGACGCAGTGTGGAACAACCCGAAGGCATCGCAGATGGAGAAGTCCGCTGCGGCAGAACGGGCAGCCAAGACCTATGAGGATTTGTCGAACACCCCCGGCATCGACGCCGGAGTCGCCGCCCAGTTGAAGGCTGACGCTGCCAGACTGCGCGGTCAGGATGGCGGCGATGCTCCGTCATATGGTCAGGCCCAGTTGAACCGCTCGGGTGTGACTCCCGTCGAGGCAGAACAACTCTCCGTCTGGGCCAAGGCGCGCGAGGATATGGCGAAGAACCCCCAGAAGTGGGCGTACGCGCCGGTTGACCAGAACGGCAACTTCGACCCGACTGGCGCTGGTCCTGTCGGCATCGTTCCGCGCGGTAGCGTCCCCAACGACGCAGTTGCGGTGATGATCCCGACCGGCCTTGGCGGGTCTGTCCTGTCCTACGTCAGCCCAACCCCCGTGTACTCCAAGAGGTCTGACGGGGAGGAGGTCGTTAGTTCGTACCACATCGGGTACAACGTTGGCAGCAAGACGGTCGAACTGTGGGGCTACGTCGATGGGGACGGGGTCACCCAGTGGTCGAGCCAAAGCCCGCTCGCTGACGGGGCGACTGCGAAGGTTGACGGGAACGGCGGCATTCACGTCGAGCCGTACAACCCCGCTCCGCTGACCGATCAGCAGAAGATCGACATCGTCAAGGCGTACGCCGAGCAGTACCGCCAAAACAACGACACCGTCAACGCCGACGGGATGGACGCACTCGTCAGCGCGATGGAAGCGCAGATGGCAGCGAGCGCCCCGGTCGATGGAGCGTCCGTTCAGACCAACACGTTCACCAAGGGGACAAGAGAGGACACGTCCGAGTACAAGTTCGACGGCAAGAACGTCGTCATCACCGCAACGCACAACACCATCGACCCGAAGACCGGGGAGATCACAGCGGAGCAGAAGACGCCGTACACCTATCCCGTCACGGCGACCCAGTCACCGACGTACGATCCAGCGACCATCGCGGCCGGGTCGATTGAAGGTGTGACGAACTCCTCCCCGCTTGCGGCGTCTGTCGATGCGATCAAGTACACGCAGTCTGCCGATCAGGTCAGGTCGCAGATTGCAAACCCGGAGTTCCAGCAGCAGTTCATCGCACAGACCATGAACTCGCTCCATACGGACAACCCGTACGATGCCCGCATTGCTGAGGCATGGAGGGCTGCGACAACGGCTGACGCAAGCGCAACCTACAACTCCCAGTTCACCGATCTGGTCGGCAAGGGCATTCCGTCTGCGGTCGCCCGCCAGCATCTTCGCGGCGACCTGACGTACCCCGGCTCCCAGCCGAGCACCGGGGCCAATGACGCCACCATCAACATCCGCTATGGTGCCCAGACGCTCAGTATTCCGGGTATGCCAAGTTACATGGGGAACAAGAGCCTCACTCCGAATGAGATGAAACAGGCGCTCGACACTGGCAGTATCTTCAATGGATTTGTTACCCCGACGGGACCCGCTGCCGGTCCTGCGCCCAACCAATGGCCGACCTCGATCACGTCAACCGTGACACCGACAACTGCCACAACGTCTACGGTCACCAATCCTACTGCTGCCACGGCCGCCCCGACTGGACCCGCTGCCGGTCCAGCAGCCGCCACGCCCCTTCCGAAGCCTCCGAAGCCTGACGACCGGATGGGGGGGCGATGATCGATTGGAGCAAGGTCCAGACACCCGGTGCTGGCAACAGGGGAACGTCGTCTGACGTCACGACGACGACGCCCGTTCCGGCCAGCCCGGATATGGGGAGCATGTCGGCTCCCCCGGTTGCGCCTATCACGATCAAGCCGACGTCTGGTCCAGCCCCCATCGGCACTACCTCAGATGCCGGGTATACACCGGGTGAGGGTGGGTGGAAACCGATTTCTCAGGAGACGGAGGACGCGCTTGATCCGGCCGCCCGGGTGCATCGCGGTATCGACTACCTTGGCTACCTCCTGTTCGGGAACAAGCCGGGTGAGGATCAGTACGGCCATGACGCCCCGCTGAAGGACTTCCAGAACGTCCGCAACGCGATGGAGACGTACGGCGATCTTGCTGCTGGCGTGGCGAACTTTCAGGTTGTCAAGCCGTTCGAGATCGTTGGGACCGCCCTGTCGCATGTCCCGCTTGGCTGGATTTCTGGCTCTGACGAGAAGTTCGAGATGATCGGGTCTTGGGCCGAGAAGAACAGCCCTGAGATTTACAATTACTGGCAGCAGACCAAGGCGAAGGCTGAGGCTGACGTTCTTGGCGGTGGCAACCTGAAGGCCGATTTCAATATCGAGGTCGCCACCCTCCTTGACGATCAGATGTACGACTCTCAGTTGGGGACGACTCCGCTGAAGGCGCTCGGAGGCGAGGCGGTTGGCTCTCTTGGCGGGGCACTATCGAATGCAATTCAGGGCGTCTTGGGGGTTGGCAGCAATCAAATTCAGTTGCTGACGGGTCAGGCAGGGTGGTGGGACCCGGGCCGTAACACGGCCTCGTTCGAGGACCAGTTCGGCAAATGGCAGGCTGTCCAGAACGGGACTGAATACCGTAGCGAGAACACCCACCACAGCATTGGAATTGGTGACGAGCAGTCTGTCGTCTTCCAGCAGTGGGTTGACGGCAAGATCACCGAGGACGAGGCCAGAGCAGCAGTCGCGAAGTTCAGCGCTGGTGGTCGCACCCGCCTTGAAGAGGCCATGAGCAGGGCCAACATGGGCCTTGAAACGAGCGAGGTCGAGCAGCGGGCCGTTGCGGCGTACATGACAGGGGCGTGGTCACAGCAGCACGCAGAGGAATGGATCGTCAGCCACGGTCAGGGCTTCACGCGCAATCCGGTCGGCCAGATCGCAGGGACGGTTGCCACCGATCCCCTGACGTGGGCATCGCTGGGCACAGGCGCAGTCGCCTCTGCGGGTGCCGCTGGTGTCCGTATCGCGTCTGTCGCCAATGTCATCAACACCACGTCGAAGGGCGCGTCCATCGCGGAGCGCATCGGTGCTGGTGTCGGCAACGCGGCCCGCATCAGCAGACTTGCCGTCGCGGCCGAGAACCCGTACGAGAAGGTCGCACTCGGTATCGCAGCCGCGCAGAAGAGTCCTGCGGGGCCGCTTCTGCGCGCTGCTCGCGGCGTGGTCGATCCGTTCGCTGTGTACAAGCCAAGCCCCGTGCTGAAGGCGACCATCGAGATGCGGAACGAGATGGTTGCCGACGCGCTCCAGAGGACGTATGGGCCATCGAACTATGCCAGCCAGCGTGGGCTTGCCAGAGAGGTCGGCATGGTCGATGAGTTCGACAAGGCGGCGGCGAACTACGTCGCCGATCAGGCCGACGGAATGACCGCTGGCTGGGCGCAGCGCGACATGTACCAGACGCACGGCGAGCGGATGATGAACCCTGAAGACGAACTGTCACAGGTTGATCCGATTGCCAAGGGCATCTCGCACAATGTTGGCACGTCTGATGGCGTCACGATGGCCGTTGACCATATGCAGCGCACGATGAAGAACACCTTCACCGAGGGCGAGAACATCACGCTCGCCAACCGCATGGCTGCCACGCTCGGGGGCGGCAAGGACTGGAAGGCCCTCGTCGCGAAGATGGGCACCGACGCGAAGTCACTGTGGCACGCCGTCACCTATAAGTTGGCCGACACCGGGTTCTTCAAGGCGATGAACGAGGTCGATGTCACAGCCTACGCAGGCGATCTCCCGCTGCACCGTGCGACCCTCATGGAGAACGGCACGCTGGACGACATCTTGGCGAAGGACATCATCGATGAACTGGACTCCATCTTGGCTGACGAGACTCGTCCGGACAGGATCGAGGCCGCCACGAACCTGTGGAACGGGTACACCAGAGATCACAGGTGGATGGCCGAGATGGGAACGGCAACTGGCGGCGAGAAGCAGGTGAAAGACCTACTCCGTGAGTTCAAGGGAGACTACGAGAAGGGGGCGTTCCCGAAGCGGGCTAGAGACACAGAACTTTCCGATCCGGCCCTGAAGCCGCTCTCCGACTTCCTCGACAGCCAGTCAGTCCCCATGACCCAAGAGGAGATTGCGGCTGCGAGGGAGGCCGCGCGGAAGACGGCGACGATCTCTCATGCGCGTCAGGCCGGTGTCGAGGCACGCCGCGCCGAACTGGTTCGCGAGGTCCGATCGATGGAGACGCGCTCCGGCCGGGTGAAGGGCGGCATGAAGGCAGAGCATGATGCAGCGAAGGCTAGGCTGGATGCGTTCATGGAGAAGCATCCCCCGGTCCATGGCACCACGCCCGTTGATCCTGCCACACTGGCCGAGGCCGAGCGCCTGAGCAAGGCCCGCGTTGTCCCGTTCTTCGATAAGACCAGCAAGACATGGCTCGTCCGCACCGTTGACGAGAACGGTGTGGAGATCGCCAGCGTCACGGCCAAGAGCGCCGCTGAGAAGACTTCGGCTGTTGCCGAGGCAGAGATTGCAATTCGCGAGGCTGGCGATCTTGTCGAGCGCGGTGGTGTCCCGATCATGCCGACGCTGGAGGAGAAGGTCAGCGCGGCCGAGGCCGGGGCGCCCACCGTTCACAGGCTGTGGAACATCGGCTTCCGTCCTGACGAGACTGTTGCGTGGGGACTGAAGCGGGATGTCAACACTGGCGCTCCGAGGATCATGCGGGAGCCGTCGATCACGCACAACTTCGACGCCGTCCCCGGGCGCCAGCCGTCATCTGACGTGGTGAGAAACGTCCTTGGGCAGATCATTGGGACGAAGGCCGCCGCCGTCGGTGCCAAGCCGGTGGAGCAGTTGGAGACATTCATCAACACAGCGAAGGACATGGTCACCGGCCAGCGGCTTGTGTACAACATGGAGCAGCGCTTCGAGCGCACCATGTTCGATGCCGGTGTCCCCCGGTCGGTGTACAAGATGATCTTCAAGCGCGCGAGGGAGACGGCAGCCCTCGATCAGACGACGATCCGTGGCATCAAGCCTGCCAACCTGTGGAAGGCAATCGCGGATGACATCCCGCGTGATCTCCGGCTTGCCGACGGGTCAACACTGAACGTCCACGTCGTGATGGACCATCTGCTTGTCGCCGCTGAGGGCGATCTCCGCATCATGGGTCTGACGTCCAAGTTGAGCCAGCGGATGAGGAACATCCTTCGCCAGCGCGGCATCGATCCCCAGAACTGGATGGGGCAGATGACGATTACAATGTACAACCGGCTCCGGTATGCACAGCCGACGTTCCTCATCCAGCGTATTGCCGACTCTGTCTACTACTCCATCCTTGGTGGCATCATGCCGGTTGGTCGTGGGGCGCTGTCGGAAACCAATGCCGCGCTCGCGCGTATCACCAACAACATGGCGAAGACGGCGACGGCCCGCGACTTCGCGTTCGATCTCCCTGAGTACGCCACCCACACGAACTTCAACGCTGGCATCAGGACCGCGCTTCAGGAGAAGGGCATCACCGAGTCGCTGCTGAACAAGATCGCGACTGCGCCAGACGTGATGATCGAGCACAACATGGTGAACATGCTCCAGCACCGCCTTGGTGATGTTATGAAGGGGGTGCTGAAGTCGATGGAGAAGGCAGCCCTGAACAACCCGGAACTCGCTGCCGAGATGGCCGACCAGACCAGCATCCTCTCCCGCTCGATGGAGGACTGGCGGCGTATCTACTCCCAGAACGCAGGCCGGGTCCTGAATGACAATGAGGTTGGCCTCCGCTACCTGCAAGACATGATGTCCGGGTGGCGCAGGATCGAGCACAACGTTGACGGCACACTCAACTTCAACAGGCTCGTCCATGAGGGCACGATGATGATGCCGTCAGACGTTGCTTCGATGGAGAGCATCCAGCCGGACCTCCTTGCCCGGGAGGTTGGGGCCGGGTACGAGTCGGCCGAGGAGTTGCGCCGCGACGTTGGCGGCACCATGGAGAAGATCAACGGCCAGTTCCAGCATGTCGCCGGAGAGCACGATCTCCCGTGGCTGAGAGAAATTCTGACCAACAAGATTGGCGCGCACCCGGACTATGTGAAGCGGGCCATGGCCTACTTCGGTGACACTTGGGACAACTTCTGGTATCGGATGTCGCTGCCAATCGACAAGGGCGGGCTGGACATCTCCGAGCATTACGCCAAGGAGGCCCAGAGTCTCATTGGTCGTCTGGCGCAGGAGCGCGGCATGGACCCGTGGGAGTACCTGTCTGGCGTCATGCTCATCAACAGTGGCGCCGACAGTCTCGACACGGCTATCGGCCGCTTCATCACCTTCCTGAAGAAGGGCGAGGTAAGTGCCGAGCCGAGCGACTGGGGCGTGTTCTTCCGCTCCCACCTTGACCCGTCGGCCCAGACCACGCTTCAGGATGCTTGGTCCAAGGCGCAGAGCGTCCAGCAGGCCCGCACCCAGTTCGCCCAGAAGGGCGACAGGATCATCGTCACCGAGGCTGACGGTCGGCAAATCCAGTACAACGTGATGAGCGTCGATCCCGCCTCCGGGACGGTTCATCTGTCCACCAATCCAGACCCCAAGGCGATTGGCCGCCTGAAGACGATGACCAACCGGGAGTGGCAGATCGCCAACGGAACCCCCGAGGTCATTGCCGCGTCAACGCCTCCGGACGTTCCCATCCAGCCGCCCAGTGGCTTCACCGCAGACGCTGGCGAGTTCATCGTGGGGCACGACCACATTCCGTCGGACTACGCCAATGACGGCATCTTCCATGTGACCACTGGTCGCGACGGCGTGATGAACGAGGGCTTTGTCCCGGGCAAGGGGAAGGGCTTCGGAAAGGGCAACGACACCGGCAGCGAGGGGATGGTTTCCACTGTCACCAGTCAGGCGCGGGCGACGACCTACGAGGATCGGATGCGCCTCGCTGTCAGGGCAGCCCGGGGAGAGGCTAGTCCGGAGGAGATCGGTGACTACTTCATTCCCCTGTACCAGAAGGCATACGGGTCCGACTGGGTCAACCGCATGGGCGCCGCCGGGGAAGTCCTCGACAAGGACGTCCTGACCCCGGAGGAGGCGTGGGGTCTGGTCAAGCGCCTCGATGAGATGCTCTTCGGTGGGCCGAACGGCCGTACGCCGGGTGGCGCCGCTACCGGGCTGACCAGCGCCGAGAGCGCCGTCAACCTCGTTGGCAAGTTCGAGGAGTACGCTGCTATCGATCCCGACCAGATCGCGCTGCTCCGTCTGTCTGCCAAGCAGGGAACGGCCGCCAAGCGCGGACTCGATACTGGCGAACTCCTGTTCAATCCCGACGAGGTCACTCCCCTCAATGCCATCGGTGACAGCAATCCTGTGATGACGCCTGAGCAGGCGACAGCGGCGCAGGCGCAGTACAGCGAAGACCTCATGGCGTTCGAGAAGGGCGCGATCGATCACGCCGACCGTGTCAAGCGGACGGTGGCCGAGCAGACGGCATGGGACAACCACCAGAAGGCGCTGGCTAGGCATGCCGAGGACATGAAGGCGTATGACGCCGAGGTCAAGCGAATTCAGGAGAAGTTCGCAGCCGACAAGGCAGCGTACGATGAGGCCGTTGCCAATGGCCCCGACGCAGTTGCAACGGCGAAGTTCGCAGAGGACAAGGCGGCATACGACAAGGCGTTCGAGGACTGGCGCAAGCAGGTCGAGGACATCAAGGCCAAGCACGCCGATGAGGTGAAGGCATACGAGGATGCCCTCGCCGCCCATGAGGATGCGGCTGCGGGAGGTGACATCCCCGAGCCGGTCCAGAAAGTCGTTGACAAGTTCAGCGCGCGCAAGGACTCCGGTCACATGGAGAGGGAACTCGACAAACTCGACGCCGCCGGGTACGACACCAATCAGGCGCGCGACTCTCTGGACGAGTACAAGAACATCCAGCGCAATGACTACGAGTCTGGTGAGTACGGGACCGACGATTACAATACGGCACGGCAGGAGGCTTGGGACAAGGTTCTGGAAGACCTCCAGACGGACAACCCGCTGGACAACTTCGCACCCGAAGAGCCGCTGCCGCCGACATTCCCTGAGCCGCCGGTAGCGCCGGTAGAGCCGACGCTTGGTGCTGCTCCTGAGCCTCCGGTCATGGAGGCGCTGCCAGACCCGCCCGTCAGGCCGATGACGCCCGACGAGGCTGCCAGCAAGGCGGCCATGAAGGACTACGAAGCCCGCAAGGCGGCGCATGACGCAGCCGAGAAGGCCCGCTTCGACGCAGAGTCGAAGGTCTGGCAGGACGCGACCGACGACTACGAGGCCGGGTGGGCAGCGTCTCGTCGGTCCAAGACAGGTGATCTTGACGCGGCCGAGGAGCGGTACAACAACGCCCACCCTGACGCCTCTGAGCGGACGATGTTCTCCGCAGGGTGGGCAGACCAGTCAGCCGAAAACGCGAAGTACACGACGCTCCATCGGGAGGTTCCGTCGCCCAAGCCTGTCAAGCCGTTCGCTGAGGCTGCGCCAGAGGCCGCCGCGCCGAAGGAGTGGGTGCGTCCTTCCGATGTCCCGCCGTTCGATATGAAGATGCCCAAGCGCCCGCCGATGAAGGCCCACGCTCCGTCCGAGGCGGCGGCAGCGCCGACGCTTGGATCGGCCGACTTCGCGAAGTTCAGCGCAGAGACTCCGCGCTCCGCTCCGGGTCGCCCCGCTCGCCCGCCTGTCGCCAAACTCCCCAGCGTCTTCAAGCATGAGGAGGGCTACGTCTACCGCGTCGAGACGCCGGACGTCATGGAGATGGGGCTTCCGAACAATACTGGCGTGACCACTGGCTCCCCGACCCCGTTCTACGAGGGCAAGGATGGCGTGCAGAAGGCCATCTTCCGCGTCAAGGACGACGGGAACATGCTGGCAACCGGGCGCCACGGCGAGGGCGGTGCTGACCGATTGACAACCCGTGACATCGCCCCGGAAGAGATTGAAATGCTGATGGCCGACGGGACGTGGAAGCCGATCCCCGACGCGCTGGCTGAGAGCGCTCCGGACCCGACGCTCGGACTCAACCAGACGCCACCCGGACCCGAGGTCAACGACGAGTTCTGGGACACCGGCATCATTGAAATGGCGAAGGCCCGCATCACCTCCGGCCCGCACCCCAACCCCGACGTCGAGGCCGCCCTCCAGCAGGTTGCCAAGTTGGTCGGTATGACACTGAAGGGTGGCGAGACTGCCAAGAACACGCGCAACATCATGCGCGATCTGGTGAAGGCCGTGCCGACCAAGAACGCCGTTCCGTACAACCGCTCGCAGGTGCTCGTCCACCAACTGCTGAAGGCAAAGATCGAAGAGGCGCAGCGTGACATCTTCAGGCTGGCTGAGATGCAGACGCAGCGGTCGGTGCTGGAGCGCTCGATCAACCACCCGCTCTTCGGCATCTACCCCGCATCCTACATGTGGGGCAAGGTGTTCCCTGAGAGCGTCAAGTTCCTCGCCCGCAACCCGTACGCATCGACCTACGTCATCGCTGACGTCCAGCGTGCGATTGCAATGCAGCGCGAGTTCGATCCGGAGTTCGACAGCAAGATGGCGTCCGTGGACCGTTCATCCGGGTCGTTCCTCGCGGACTACCTTACGCCGTCGCTCCCTTGGTCTGACCACAGTTCGCGCATGAGTCCGATGGTCCGCGACCTGTTCAAGGGCCAGCCCGAGAACATCTGGCCGGACGAACTCGCGACCGTCAGCCCAGAGCGCTGGGTTTCCCTCATTGGACGCACAATCGGTGAGGTCCCCGGTGCCATCGGGGAGATCACTGGAGCGAACAAGCCGCCTGAGCGGGCAGTCAATCCTCTGACCGTCACCATGCCAAGCGCCCTCCCGGTCGAGGGAAGCGGCGGTACGACAGAGTCGCAGATCAGCGGGCTAACCAAAGCCGCTGCACTGGCTCCCATCCTTCAGGATGACCTGAGCCGGTTGCAAAGCATTCTTCTCGGCGGGCAAGACGCTGCCGAGTAAGCGCCACCATTGCAATGTGTGGCAGAAGGGAGTAACCTCTACACCATGACCGCAGAAGTATTCGACGGCACCCCCGCTGAGGGAACGCTGGAAGGGACTGACTCCTTCGGGACTCAGGACCAGACGGCCTCCCCGGAGGTGGATCAGGTCGCCCTCGCTCGGAAGCGTCAGGCAGGGGCAGAGGCAGCCCGTCAGGAGGCCGCTCGTCAACTGAAGGAAGCGAAGGAACGTCTCGCCAAGTACGAGGCAGCCGAGCGCTCAGAAGACCAGCAGAAGGCAGCCGACATCGCCACACTTCAGGAGAGGCTGGCAGCAGCCGAGGCCAAGGCCGCACAGGCCGAGGAGAAGGCCGCCGCTCGCATTCTCGACGTCAAGTACCCGAACGCGCGGAAGGAACTGCCGGAAGTGACCGATGAGGTCCGACTGGCGAAGTTCGAGACGCTGCTCTCGGACGATGACTACACCCCGCCGCCCGTCCAGAAACCGAACGAGCAGAACAGGGCCGTTGCTGGGACACCCCAGAGCCGCCCCGAGGCCGAGGAGACGTTTGACGACATGGTCGCGCGCTTCAAGGCCAGCCCCCTCCCGGAGGAGTGGGGCGCATAATCCGGGACACCGGAGAAGGAACCTGATCCAACATGGCAAACGTCAGTACCGCCACCACGAACTTCAACCAGACGGTTGTCGCTCTGGTGAACAAGCGGCTGGAGGAGTTGCTTCGCGCTCCCCTTCCGCATCTCATGCCGGGTAACTTCCGGCAGGCATCGTTCGTCAAGGGGACGAACAACACGATGCGCTTCATCAACATCCCCGACATGACCGTCACGGCGGGAACCATCTCCGCTGGTACTCCCCCGTGGCTGACCGAGGGAACGCCCCCGGACGCCGAAGGTCTGACCATCGGCTACGAGGAGTTCTCGGCTGGTCAGGCTGGACGTGTGGTCCAGTTGACCGACGTCGCCATGCTCCAGTCCCCGTTCGACCTCCTGTCGGTTGCGGCCGACCGGATCGCGCGGAACGCGATGGCAACCGCTGACAAGTACGTCGCTGAGACGCTGTCGGCTGGCGCCGTCGTGGACTACGCTGGCGATGCGTCCTCGCGTGCCACCCTGTACCCCGGCGACATCCTCACGGGCGCACAGGTCAAACTGGAGGTTGCCAAACTGAAGGCAGACTCCATCCCCACCTTCGGTGATGGGACCTACCGGGCCATCGTGCATCCGGGTGCCATCTACGACCTCCAGTCGGACACCTCCGTCGGTGGTTGGGTTGACGCAGCCCGCTACGCGGGTTCCGAGGCCCTGTTCTCCGGCGAGGTTGGCCGGTACGCGGGCGTCCGCTTCATCGAGTCCCCGAACGCTGCGGTGTTCGAGGCCGTTGACGGCCCCGCTCTGACCACGGCCGGGAACGCGGCCATCGCGTCCACCGACCTCATCACTGCCACGTCCCATGGTCTGACGGCGGGCGACCGCATCAAGATCACCGCCCTGACCGGCGGCACCGGCCTCACGCAGGGTGAGACGTACTACGTCGTTGAGCCTGTCGCCACCAACACGTTCAAGGTTGCGACCACTCTCAATGGCACGCCCATCAACATCACGGCCGACTCGTCTGCCTTCACGGCAAACGTGGTCATGGACGTGCTGTCCAGCACCATCTTCGGTCCCGAGTCCTACGCCTTCGGTGACTGGGGCACCATTCAGACGTACTTCACCGCCCCCGGTGGGACGACTGACCCGCTGCACCAGTTGAGCCAGATTGGCTGGAAGGGGTACTTCGGAGCCGTCATCATGGGTGAGGGCACGAACGCGACGAACGTCACGACCCCGCGCTACCGGCGCATCGAGAGCGTCAGCGCACTCTCGTAATCAAAGGGCTTCGGCCCATCTAGTGGAAGCCCCCGGAGGATTGCGGCCCCGGGGGCTTCCTTCTATACTGGAAGGCGTATGGATACCACCCGCGACATCCTCTATCGGGGGTACTACCTGAACCTCTCCACCATTGCAGACGACCCAATTCCCGATGGGATCGGGCAGGGCATCTCAGGATGCGTGGTGGACGACTTCGACCCTGACGATCTGGACGTGGTCCAGTTCATGGAGAAGAGGGCCGAGGCCGACGGCATGGACGCTGGCAACCCGTTCCTTGGTGGCCGTCGCATCCGCATGTCCGGCACGGTCTACGGCACGACCCGCGCCCTCGCGTATGACGAGATGATGACGCTGCGGTCGATCCTGCACCCCGTCCTCGCCCAGCGTGAAATCCCGGACGACCACGGGTTCCTCCCCCTCTACTTCGCGATCCCCACGAACGACACAGCGAACTTCCCGAGTGGCGCACGCGAGATGCGCGCACTCGTCATGCCCAAGGCGTTCCACTGTCCGATCAATCGCGACAGCCACGGCGGCACAGACAGCGATGCATTGTCATTCATCTGGACCGCCGTCTTCGAGATGCGCGATCCACAGTTCGAGGGCGAGACGGCGCAGGACTACTATCTCGCTGACACCGTCGTCACGACGGGCGCCACGGCGACCGCGTCAACGGACCTCGTCAACAAGACGTCGCACGGGCTGGTGGCTGACGACCGCATCTACTTCACCACACTGACCGGCGGGACCGGGCTGTCGAAGAACACGCCGTACTACGTCATCTCCACAGGACTCACGACTGACGCGTTCAAGGTCAGCACCTCACCGGGCAGCACCGCCGTGAACATCACGGGCGACTACACGGATGTCGAGTTCGCCCCGTTCACCACCTACACCGGGACGTTCGTCAACCGTGGGACCTACATCTCGCCGCTCAACATGCTGTTCGAGGTCGGCCCGCTCGCAGGGACAATTACAATCTCAGCGGGTGGCTCTATCGCGACCATTACAATTCCGGCCTCGACAGGGAACCGCATCATCAGGTTCAAGCGGGACAAGACCATCACCGTCGAGGAGAACAACGTCGAGGCGATGAAGCGTTCTTGGCTGACGTTCGAGCAGGCCACGACGTGGCCGCTCATCCCGTCCGGCTCGTCGGGCTACACGATCACCGTGGACGGAACGACGCTGGAGCAGGGCGCGGTCAACCCAGATGAGACGTCACACATCTGGTTCTGGGAGATGTACGCGTGATGTCGCGCGATCCGTGGGCGCCCCGCCGCGAGAAGCGACTCTTGGCCGAGGCGAAACTCCGGGAGGAGCAGGCTGCGCGAGAGGCTGAGGAGGCTCGCCTCGAAGCGGAACTCATGGAGCAACTGCGTGGCGAGCCGGGGCCGATGGGTCCGGTGGGTCCGATGGGGCCTATCGGTCCTGTCGGCCCCGCAGGGCGTGATGCGGTTGACGGGCGCGATGGCGTTGCTGGCCCACCCGGGAAAGACGGACGCGACGGACGCGACGGCATGATCGGAGCACCCGGAAAGGATGGGCGCGATGGGCTGCCGGGTCGCCCGGGACGGGACGGGCTTCCCGCTCCGATGCTTGTCAAGTCCGAGGTCAGGTTCGAGAATGACAATCCTGAGATGGGCAGGATCATTGGAATGCTGGACACGCTGA